ACCTTGGAAGCGCATTAAGAGGCGTCGCAACAGGGTTCCTAAAGAGCCTTCAGGGCGCATTCCTGCAAAGCGCTTCAAAGCAAATCGTTGCTTCTGTTCTTCCAAACGCTCTTCCGTTCTCGCAAGGCGGCATCGTAAAAGGTTATGCCACTGGTGGTCTCGTAACAGGAGGAAGCGGATATAAGGACGATGTTCCTGCAATGTTGAGCGAGGGCGAATATGTTATTCGCAAATCTTCCGTTCAAAGATATGGCAAAGAAAACTTAGCCAAATTAAATATGGGTGGGATGCCAACCATGGCAGATGGTGGCTTTTTCATTCCCGGATTCAGGGGCCAAGAGTCTATTTCAGGCATAGAGAATCTGCAAAAGTTCGCTTCGCAAACCACAACAAGTGGTGCGACAGACGTAATGAAGGGTGGCCCATCTTCAGCCTTTATTAATCTTGAAGACCAGAGCATGAGACTCTCAAGATTTGCATTGCTTGGGGACGACACAATTAATCAAGAAATTAGAGATGCACAACAAAGCGCTTTAGCGGCCATAGAAAAAAGACGCCAATATGACTTGCAAAAGAAAGAAGAAAAGAAGCAGTTCAAAAAGCAACTTGTAACTACTATTCTTTCTGCGGCAGTTAGCTATGGAACAAGCGCTTTCCTTGGAGGAGCCGCAGCAGCTAGTAAAACCGCACAACTTGGACTGTTGCAGCAAGCAGCAAGCCAGCCACAATTTTTACAAGGAGTATCTCCTTTTGCTATGCCAAAGGCTTATGGCGGCATGATTCCTCGCTATGCTTCTGGCGGTACAGTTGATGATGTTCCTGCTCTTTTAATGGGCGGCGAATATGTCATGAGCAATCAAGCCACAAAGAAATACGGTAAACAATTCTTTGATTCGATCAATCAAGGTCGCGCTCCAAGATTCGCCGCTGGCGGCGAAGTTGGCGGCGGCGAAATGCTTGGCGAAAAGTTCGATAATCTTTCTAGCAAGCTAGAAACAAGGGGTGCTCCAGAGGTTAATATTACCGTTAACGTAACAGGTTCTGGAGCTTCGGAAACCAAGGCTCAAGGCGAATCAAATCAAGGTGGGATAGATTATAAGAAAATGTCAGAAAGGATTAAGGCTGTAGTGATCGAAACAATCAATGAGGAAAAACGTTTGGGTGGATCACTTAGGCCGCGAGGCTAAAGGATGAAATCTTCCGTATCAAATTATGAGAGCAATTTTTATCTCAGCGGCGTCAAAATATTTGGCGTTTCTGATGTAAATTTTGGCTATTCAGTTCCAATTGAGCATCTAAGTGTTATAGGCTATAGAAAATTTAATAGTTTTATTAGTGGACCGCCTCAAGGCTCCTTGAGCGTTCAAAAGTACCTTTCGCCAAATGATTTTTTATTAAACTATACTGGATCAATCGCTGCAAGTGGCGGCTTATTCTATAATAATAAAAATTTTAGTTTTCAGTCAGCTTATTTAAATTCGTTTGCGGTATCATGCTCTGTTGGGAACTTTCCTCAACTGTCTGCTGATTTTGCAATTTTTGGCAATGTTGGAACTGGGTTGGCTTCCACAACCAGCGCCCAAACTGGAGCCCTGTCAGTCGTTAGACCAGGAGATATTTCAATCCAATGCGATGGCACAGGAACAAACAGAATAGAGGCTTTTACCTATTCAGTAGAGTGTGGTAGAGTCCCATTTTACCACCCGACTGGATCTGGGCCAATAGATGTTAGAACAATGAGGCCATACAGAGTAACCGCACAATTTACTCTTGGCGTGTACGACTATGAATCAAAAAGAGCTTTTGATTATATTGTAGACTCAAACAAGCGCAATGTTAATATAACTATAGGATCATTAGCTACTTTCACAGTTAACAATATGGAATTCATAGGAGAATCAATCAATAGCTCTGCTACAGATGAAGTCTCCATGACGCTTAACTATCAAGGATTCATCTAATGTCTTTCCTTTACGATAGAGACCAGAATGTAACTGGCACGATTCCTTCGTCGTTTACTTTTGTTCCTTCTTACGGAACTCAAGTTTCTTTTTCTTGCGAGATCGCTGATTATACTACGGTAGATAACTACCTTTATACTATGCCAAAGGCGGTCAATCATTTGCAGATGGCGATCTCAATGCCTTTCGAAAGCAGAAGGCAAGAAGAAGCGAGAAGGATAGCTAGCTTTTTTGAAAGCCTACACGGAACAGGGTATTTTCAATATACAGATCCAGCGCAAATATACAAGCCGGTCAATTTATTTTTAAATAGCCTAGATAACAGTTATGTTGAAAATGACCTATATACATTAAACGCCACTTTATCTACTGATCAAATTTCTACCGTTTTGAATTGGAATCAGCCTTTAATAACTGGTTCGAATATCAAAGGGAATTGGGCCACTTCCACAAGCTATCAGAAATATGATATTGTAAGATATACTGGCGATGCTACATTTCCAAGTAATACAGGAAATCTGTACGATTCGTTTTATTACTGCAAAGAAAGTCATACTTCTCAGTCATCAATTACTCCAGCTTCAGTTGATACTATCAAGTGGTCAAAAGATTTCTTTTTTCAGCCAACTTATTCGACGCCACTTTCAAAAGAGACCGCCGTAATAAAGACTGAATTACCTTACTCGTTTACAAAGCGAACAAATTTTGGCCTGCACGCAAACGCATTAAAGTCTTTTAGGCTTGATTTTAAAGGAGTGAGCGATGCTGAGGCAAGATGCATTCTTCATTTCTTGATAGGAAGACAAGGCTATAAAAGATTTCAGTATAAAATACCAACGATATATAATCAATTCAAAGTGTTTTTTGCGCCACAATGGACACATACTTTTGTTTATAAAAATGTAAATGATATATCTGTCACGCTAATTGAAGATCCTCTTGGTAGAGTTAGCGAGGACATTACTAGCATATCTACAAATGGATTAGTTTTATATTTAGAGGCTTCTGGAACTTCGTCATATAGATCAGGAACTTCTTGGTATGATCTAAGCGGATCTGGAACTACCGCAACTATTTATAATACTCCAATCTATTCGTCCAGTAATAGAAAAGTATTTATCTTTGATGGAGTAGATGATTATGTTGATTTTTCTGTATCTGGGCTAACCTCTACAGCTACAATCGAATTTTGGGCAAAAATAAATGCGCTTGGAGGAATGATGATGGGATGGCTTTATTACGACATATATACAATAGGAGCCACTGGCATTGGATTCAATACCGCAGGCAGTGATTTGTATGGGGTTCCATTTGCTCAAGTAACTTCTTTAGGATGCGTTGGTAACTGGAAACATTATGTTTTCGAAATGAGATCTAATGTCTCTTACACAAATAATAAAATTTACGTTAACGGACAGCAGCAAACGCTTTCTCAAATAATAGGTTCTGAAAACAGCGGAAATAGAAATTTTAATAGCGGAAACGCAAGAATATCGGGATGGAGGTCAGACTCTGGATATAAAATGAATATGGATCTTGCCGCTTTTAGAGTTTATAATCGCGCGTTAAATCAGCAAGAAATCTTAACAAATTTCAACGCAGGAAGGGATAGGTTTAAGATATAAAATGGCTAGACCAATTTCATACGAAATGCAGATGATGTTCGTGGGCTCTTCTGGAGCCTTCGAACAGACGCCGAATAGCGGCAGCGGAATAGCGCGTCTAGATTTCGTCCAAGGATATGATTTTTCATTCAATATTGATCGTGCTCCATTAAAGCAATTAGGGACTGGAAGTTTTGCAACTAGACAAACTCAACTAGCTCCAGATGTTAATTTTAATTTTCAATATTTCTTAAATGATGGTTGGAATGAAAAATATATTGGACTAGACCTGTCTAACACAACAAGCGGTAATCCATTTGATACAATATTTACTTCAACTGGCGATAGAAATTTTTATATCACAATAGCAAAACAGGACGGCACAGATCAAAACTCGCAAGAGCTTATAACGGGCGATTATGTGCTAGGAATAGGCAATGCATATATTACAAGTTACGAAATTAGTATTGGTGTAAATCAATTAGCCACAGTATCTTGTTCTTTTATTGGCGCAAATGCAAGCGTTCAAGATTACGATATCTCTCAGTATCTTCCATCAGTCAATACTCTAGTAAGCGGACAAAATGCAGAAGATGCTAATAGAAAATTTAACATTAGTTTAACTGGCACATCAAGAGCGCAAAGGTACACTACAAAAGCAACAGAAGTTTTTGACGGTGGATGCACTTATGATAGATGCGTAATAACTCCAACTTTTCAATCTGGCGGGGGCAAAACTCCAATTACATTTGGATTCTTTGATCAAATTACAAACAACTTCCAAAACTTAACATTATCTTTTCAGTTTGAAAGAAAATCTTTATACGGGTTTGGCAATAACCATCCATTTATAAGGAAAATACAAGTGCCAGCAATCGCTTCATTTAGCCTTTCCTCTATGATTGATGATTTTCAAGCCGAAAATTTGAGCAAAGTCTTTCATAGTGAAGGCGGCGTTCAAAGTTCAATGTTAGTTGAGTTTTATAATTTAGAGCAGTACAAAAAATTTGGCATAAAATTAGATAATTTAACTTTAGAGTCTTATTCCTTTGGCGCTGGAATTGGGGGTAAAGTAATTGTTGAAACTAACTGGACGACTGAAATTAAAAATGGAACTAACGGGAATATCCTAATGATAGGAACATATGGAGATTTAATTTAAGATGAAGGCTAAAGAATCTTTAAATTTAGAAATTCAATTTTGTAAAATTACTGCGGCAGGTTCAAATGGCGCACATAATAACATAATTGACACTAAAGGTAGGCTTTGGGGATGGGGAATTGGCTTTAACGGAACTCTTGCAAATAATGATTTATCTAGTAAAATCAGTCCAGTTAAAGCTCTTGGCAGAGGTAGAACATTTTGTGAAATAGCGTGTGGACTTACTTCTGTACTTGCTATTGATAAATATGGCCGTGCGTGGGGATGGGGGTTCAATGCATCAGGAACCCTAGGAGACAATACTCAAAATTCAAAAAGAACTCCAGTAAGCGTAGCTGGAGCCATTAAAACTTTTTGTAAAATTTCAACAAATATTGATTGCTCTTCCGCTATAGATAAAAATGGTCAAGCATGGGGCTGGGCTCTTAATAACGCTGGTCAAATTGGAAATAATTCAACTGCCATTCAATTAACCCCTGTAACAGTCGTTACTGGAACGCCAAAAACATTTTGCAAAATAACAAATGGAGTAGCAAGTACATTTGCAATAGATAAAAATGGTAAACTTTGGGCTTGGGGTAATAATGGAAATGGAAGATTAGGAGATGGAAGTATCATTAGCAAACTTACTCCTTTTGCCGTTTATGGAAATAAAACATTCTGTGAAATAAGTTCAGGCTATCATTCTTTAGCTATTGATAAAAATGGAAGATTGTGGAGTTGGGGAGCAAATAGTAATGGCGAATTAGGAATTGGCTCTACGACTAGTCAATTAACGCCAGTTCGTGTTTCAGGGGCAGGAGCAGTCAAAACGTTTTGTAAAATATATGCTTCTAATGGACAAACATCACTTGCTATTGATAAAGACGGACAACTTTGGGCATGGGGATTTAATTTTTATCTTGCAATTGGAGATGCTTCTGATATTTGTCGAAATACTCCTGTTAGTGTAGGTGGACAAAAGAAAACGTTTTGTCAAATAAGTTCTTCCTTTAGGCATACATTAGCTATTGATAAATACAACCGAGCTTGGGCTTGGGGCTATAATAGCGTTGGAGAAATTGGGAATAAAAGAATAACTACTACTATAGAGCCAGAATTAATACAAGGAGCAAGTAAAGCTTTTATTTTTCTCGAAGGGTTTAGTAACGTTTCAATTGGGCTAGACGGAGCAGGAAAAGCGTGGGCTTGGGGAAGAAATGACAGCGGTGTTATTGGAATAAATTCTATAGGAAGAAAATTCACTCCAACGCCTGTTTATGGAAATAAGTCTTTTTGTAGAATTAGTAATGGTGGAGGCGGTGTTTTTTCTGCTATTGATGGAAACGGCCAAGTATGGTCTTGGGGGTTTTCAGCTAATGGTCAATTAGGCGACAATTCTCCTCTTAGTTCTACTTTTAGAAGCACACCTGTTGCTATAGCTGGACAACTAAAAACATTTCGTGAAATAAGCGTAGGCTCGATTAACTCTTTAGCTATTGATAAATATGGAAAGATTTGGGGATGGGGGTCAAACTCTTCTGGATCTCTTGGAATTAACCAAAGCGCTAGTTTTTGCGTAGGAACTCCTGTTCTTATATATGGAAATAAAACTTTTTGCAAAGTAGTAGCTTATAAAGGCAGTAATAATGTTCATTCTTTGGCTATAGATAATTATGGAAAATTGTGGGCTTGGGGCAATAATGCTGCTGGGCAATTGGGAATAAATACTACCGTTCCAAGCTCTCAATTAACCCCAGTTGCAGTTTTAGGAGAACCTAAAATATTTTGCAAAATAGCGAATGGAAATCAATGTTCTTTTGGAATTGATAATGACGGGCAAGTTTGGGCTTGGGGATATAGTCGATTTCTAACATCTTTGGGAGTAAATGAAACTACAGTAGTACATACTCCTAAAAAACTTTATGGAGCAAAAAAGACATTTTGCGAAATATCTTCTGGAGGAAGCTCCACTTTAGGTAACTTGACTTATGGAATCGATAAAGATGGTCAATTATGGAGATGGGGCAAAACTCCAGTTGCTATCTTTCGACATCAACGTTTTTGTAAAATTAATGCCGCTACAACTTATCAGTTAGCTATTGATACTGATGGTCGCGCTTGGGCATGGGGCGATACGCAACATGGTCAATGCGGGCATAGCAACACCTCTACCCCAATTCGGGTATGTAATATATAACTTTGCCAATAATTAACTGTAAATAAAACTATGAGCCGCACAATCGCAGATCTTCAAGAGTCAACGATCATTGATGACCAAGATGAGATCTTGTTTTACCAAAATTCAACAAAAGTTACTAAAAAGGTAAAGAGGGCTAATTTTTTTAGCAGCAGAGGAATTGTAGTAAGGGGAAGACTTATAGATCCAGAAGGTAATGATGTTGGGCTTGCGGCGGCAACAGCAGAAGCGAATGCTTTGATTGCTATAGGGAAAGCTGATGGCGCTCAAGCCAGTGCAGATGGAAAAACTAAAGTTTATTATCAAACTACTGCTCCAACAGGAGGAACATATAACGCTGGAGATATTTGGTATGATATAGATGATAATTATAAAGTATATGTTTATAGTTCTGGAAATTGGGCTCCAAGCTTTACTCCATTTCCGGGAATAGATGCGAGCGGAAATGTAACTGGATTGGTTAAGGCTACTGGCACTGAATCCACTTTTGCTTTATTGGCTAATAAATTTCAAATAATTGACCCAGCCAATCCAGCAACAAAAACAGAGGCAAATGTTCCTTTTGAAATTATAGATGGCAATGTTCGGATAAAAAACGCTCAAATCCAAACTGTAGATGCTGGTAAATTGACTGCTGGATTTATGAGTTCGCAAGTTATAGAGCTTGCAAATACTGATGCTTATATTCAGTCAAGAAATTTTATTATCACTTGGGTTAGTGGAATACCTTGCAGAGTGTATAATGGTTCATCACCAACACTTGGTAAGGTAGTTCCAAGTGATAATGTAATGTGCAAAGTTTTGCAAGGCGATGGAAAATTCAAAACATTTAGATGCCTTAATGAAAATGGATCTACAAATGCTCCTCCAGCAAGTGGATCAAATACTTGGTGGCAGGAAGTTGCAAATCCAACTATCACTGTTAATGTTTCTGGTACTAATAAAACAATTGATGATTTTGGTTTTAGAATAGTTGGTCAAGGGCAGGCTGAATTTGGTGGAGTTTTAGTAAGAGGTGCGATAGTCGCAAATGAGGGATTTTTTGGAGACACAGTTAATGCAGTAAGAATTGATGACGAAGGAATGACAATGGGTAATTTTGGTAGAATAAAAACTGCTGGAATTGGATACAACGGAACAGATTTTACAAGCTCATCTGAAAGCGGTGGATTTTTTCT